CAACATATCTTTACTGCTAATCTTAAAAGACAAATCCTATTAGATTCTGTACAAGGTCGTTCACCTAATCTTGCATTTTTACCGAAGGTATCTGTACCTGAGCTTGAAGTATTAGTTGAAACATGGTCATTCTTTGAGACTATTCACTCAAGATCTTATACACATATTATTCGTAACATTTATCCTAATCCTTCTAAGATATTTGATACTATGTTAGAATCAAAAGAGATTATGGATTGTGCTACTGACATCTCAAAATACTATGATGATTTCATTGAATATTCGAAATGGCATGATTTATTAGGTGTAGGAACACATACAGTAAATCGTAAACATATCGATATAAATGAATATGAGCTGAAGAAGAAGCTCTGGTTAGCTCTCAGCTCAGTTAACATCTTAGAAGGTATTCGTTTCTATGTTTCTTTTGCATGCTCTTGGGCATTTGCAGAATTAAAGAAGATGGAAGGTAATGCTAAGATTATTAAGTTTATTGCAAGAGATGAGAATACACATCTTGCTGCATCACAAACTATTCTAAAGAATCTAATTAAAGATGATAAAGACTTTGATAAGATTCGTAGAGAAACAGAACAACAAATTACTGATATGTTTGTTGATGCTATTGAACAAGAAAAAGCATGGGCAGAATACTTATTTAAAGACGGATCAATGATTGGTCTAAATGGTAAGTTATTAGCTGACTATGTAGAATGGATTGGTACTAAACGTATGAGAACACTTGGTTATATTTCACCTTATACAGTACCTCAATCAAATCCACTTCCATGGACTGAAAAATGGATTGGCGGTGGTAATGTGCAAGTTGCACCACAAGAAACAGAAATTTCATCGTATGTTATCGGTGGAGTTAAACAAGACGTAAACGAAGATACATTAAAAGGATTATCATTATGAGTAAGAAATTTTTCATCTATTCGAGATCAAACCCACCTTGTCCATATTGTGAAGGAGCTAAGATGCTAGCCGGAACTAAAGGTGTTTCACATCATATTATTGATATCGGTAAAGATATTCAAATGGATGAATTTACTGAAATGTTTCCTGATCAAAAGACTGTACCACTTATTCTAGTAGAAGAAGATGGTTTAAGAAGCCAAATTGGTGGTTATACTGAATTTAAAAAGTATTTAGATACTCAAGATATTACCGAAGGATTAACTCTGTGACAGAATGTTATTCTTGTAGCACTATATATAAAGTTATATTAAGCGAAGATTATGAGGACGAAACACCTAAGTTTTGTCCTATATGCGGAGCAGAAACTGAAGTAGAGCTAGAATTTGATGACATGGATTTATGAAGGTAAAGAGTTTACCGAACCTGGTGAATGGATAGGATTTGTTTATATTATTACTGATTTAGATAATAATAAGAAATATGTTGGTAAGAAAAACTTCTGGTCAACAAGACGTCTCCCACCACTCAAAGGTAAAAAACGAAGAAGAGTTAAAAAAGTAGAATCTGATTGGCAAGATTATTACGGATCAAGTGAAGAAGTTAAATTACTTCTCGAACAATCAGGTCCAAAACGATTTAAACGAGAGATATTACATTTATGCCAAACAAAAGGTGTTATGTCATATCTTGAAGCAAAAGAACAATTTGAAAGAGAAGTTCTTTTAAATGATGAATATTATAATGAATTTATTGGTTGTAAAATACATGCAAAACATGTAAAAAAACATTTACAATCTAAATGAAATATGGTATAATAGTATATGAATTGGTTAAAGTATAGTGGAATTTGGATTAACTTTGCCTTAAATCCTTTTCATTGGTCATTTAGATTTAATACTATAGTACCAGATGAATTAAGTCCGCTTGGATGGAGAATTGATATCCAGTTTTTATTTTTGAATATAAGAATTGTTTTAGATAATGGTGATTGGTAATGATAATAATTGATTATAATGCTATTGCAATAGGTAATATTGTAACTCAGCGACTTGATATACAAGAAGATCTAATACGTCATATGATATTGAATAGTATTCGTATGTACAATAAGAAGTTTCGTAATGAATATGGCCAAATGGTTATTGCATGTGATTCATCTTCATGGCGTAAAGACTCTTTTCCTCAATACAAATATAAACGTAAAAGCGGTCGTGAAGAATCTTCAATGGATTGGAATGAAATTTTTCGTATCATTACTATGGTTCGTGAAGAGATTGAAGCTAATCTACCATATAAAGTAATTAAGATCGATGGTGCAGAAGCCGATGATATTATTGGTGCTCTTGCAATTGAATCACAAGAATTTGGTAAGAATGAACCTATTATGATTGTATCATCTGATAAAGATTTCATTCAACTACACAAATACGATAATGTTAAACAATTCTCTCCAATGCAGAAAAAACTTGTTAAACATGATCAACCACGTACATATATTCTAGAGCATATATTTAAAGGAGACAGCAGTGATGGAGTACCAAATGTACTTAGTCCTGATAATACTTTTGTTGATGGTATACGTCAATCTCCGATGACTAAGAAAAAGATTGAGCATTGGATTCAGAACATTGATAAGTTAGAAGATGTTATGGATCAAGAGACATATCGTAATTATATTCGTAATAAGACTATGATATCACTCGAAGAAATGCCAAAGTCTGTATATCAAAATATTATAAATAGGTTTAATGAGATTGTTACACCACATAAAATGAAGGTATTAAACTATCTTATAAAGAAACGTTGTAAAAATTTAATTGAATCAGTCGAGGAGTTTTATTAATGGCAATTGTGAATAAAAGATTAACAGTACATGAGATTTTCACCCAAGTTGGTGAGGCTAAAACACGTACTGAGAAGGTAGAAATCTTACAAAAATATAATGAATTAGCTATTCGAGATATTTTAAAAGGATCGTTCGACGACACAATTGAATTCATTATTCCGAAAGGAATTCCTCCATATCAAGAAGCTTTAGATCATGAAGCTGGTAATATTAGAAATAAAAGAACAAAAGTCTTTAGGTACTTTGCAAAAGGTGGACCTGGTGAAAGAATGGCTCGAGTAAAAGTAGAAGGTATGTTTATCAAATTACTTGAATCTGTTCATAAAGAAGACGCAAAGATTGTTATTGCAATGAAGGATAAAAAACTTCAAGGCATGTATAAAGGTTTAACTAAAAAGGCAGTACAAGAAGCATTCCCAACTCTTATCTCTAAGTAGTGGTTTTTATAAATATTTGTATGAGAAACAATTACTCATATATCATAATCTAGAAGGTCACAGCGTAGGTTCGCTCTGACCTTTTTTTATGTCTAAAATATCAAAATCATTCGGAGAAAATATATGGGATCTCAAATTGAGAGACTAAAAAAAGATTCAAAAGAACTAAAACATTATATGTGTAGAGTGAAGAAAGAAGGAAATGATGTGCTACTATTTAAATTGCAATCTAAATATGAATTTTTAAATAGCCGCATTAACGATATCGAAGAAGAATTAATGGAGGCAAATGGTTAAATAACTGTTTACTTTTAGTGAGAACTATGTTATAATAGTACTATATTATGAATATGTTTTATTTACATCCTGATCCAGTTGTCGCTGCTCGTATGCAGTGTGACAAACATGTGGTCAAAATGATTATTGAAGCTGCACAAATGTTGTGTACTGCTCATCGTATGCTTGATGGTTATCTTACTATGGCGCCATCAAAATCTGGTTTACGTATGGTCAAACATTATCAGTTGAATGAATCTGCTGATGATATCTTATACAAAGCTGTACATCACAATCATCCGTGTACTGTATGGACTCGCGAATCAAAAGATAATTACATGTGGCATTATAACCATTTTGTTGCTCTATGCGACGAATATCAATATCGATATGGTAAAGTACATGCAACAGATGCATTACTTCGCGAAGTACTTGCAACACCACCAAAAAATATTCCTGATGTCGGTATGACAGATATTCCTCTTGCTATGAAGAAGAACCCTGAGTGTATGTTTCCCGAAGATCCAGTTAAATCGTATAGATTGTATTATAAAACTAAGATAAATAAATTTAAAATGGTCTGGACTAAGAGACCTCAACCGGAGTGGTTTGATGCCAACTTATTCGTACAAGTGTAAATCGTGTGAACACATATTCGAAGAACTATTATCGATGAGTGATAATAAAGTTCCAGAAGGACAACCATGTCCAGAATGTGGTAAACAAGAAGTCAAACAATATTTTGGTAGTATGCCAGGACTTGTTCATGAACCTGGTACTCGCTTAAAGGTTGATAATGGTTGGCGAGATAGATTGAAAGAAATGAAGAAAACTTATAAGATTAACAATATTAATGAGCATTAATGGCAATTACACATAGACTTAGACTCGAAGATCTTTCTGATCTAGAACCACTTACAAAATCTCAAAAAGAAGTATTCGATGCATTCGAAAAAGACTATTCAATTGTCATGGCTGGATCTGCAGGAACTGGTAAGACATTTATGGCACTTGGTCTTGCACTCGAAGAAGTACTTGATAAATCATCTAGTTATAATAAAGTAGTTATTATTCGTTCAATAGTACCAACAAGAGATATTGGATTTCTACCAGGTAATGAAGACGAAAAGAAAGATGCATATACTGGACCATATAAATCTATATGTACAGAATTATTTAATGATCCTGAAGCATGGACTAAATTAACAAATAACGGAACGATTGAATTTATGTCTACTTCTTTTATAAGAGGTACAACATTATCTGATGCAGTAGTTATTATTGATGAAATGCAGAACTTAAACTTTCATGAACTTGATTCTGTTATTACACGTATTGGTCAGAACTGTAAGTTTTTAATGTGTGGTGATTATTATCAATCTGATTTCGATAAAGAGAAAGATAAGAATGGTATTCTACAGTTTTTAGAAATACTTGAAATGCTACAGAAATTTAAGATTGTAGAATTCAATTGGGAAGATATTGTTCGATCAGATTTCGTAAGAGATTATATTATGACAAAAGAAATGTTAGAGAGAAAACATGCCTAATTTTATACACAAGCCTATAGATTTAGGATATGATGATTTAGTTGCTGAATCTACCAAAACTGGTAGAAAGTATTCTGCACCAAATGGTGTAAGATATCCTTCAGTTACAACAGTATTAAGTATTCTAAACGAAGAACACATTCAAGCTTGGCGTGCTCGTGTAGGTGAAGAAGAAGCAAATAAGATATCGTATCAAGCTTCTACTCGAGGAACTGCAGTACATTCTATTATTGAAAACTATATCAATAATGAAGAAAACTATGCAGATGGATTTATGCCTAATATTATCGATAACTTTAGACCAATGCAGAAAGTATTAGATAAACATATTGGAATCGTTCATGCTCAAGAAGCTGCACTCTATTCTGATCATCTTGGTCTTGCTGGTCGTGTTGACTGTATTGCTGAATTTGATGGTAAGTTAAGTATTATTGACTTTAAAACATCACGTAAACTTAAAAAGAAAGAATGGATTGAAAATTATTTTGTACAAGAATCTGCATACGCTATTATGTGGGAAGAACGTACTGGCACGCCTATAACGCAACTTGTTACTTTAATCGCAGTAGATAACGAAGAGCCACAAATCTTTATTGAACATAGAGATAATTGGACTAATAAATTACATGAGACAATAAATGAATATAAACGAAGAGCCATCTTTGGCCGTTAGTGCACATAATCAAATAGCATTATGTTGTGAAACGTTATGTGAAAAATCAATTGTAAAAGAATATATTTTGCATCTCGAAGATACAATAAAAGAAATGCAGAAATATATAGATGAAATGAATGAGTGTGGAATGAGTAGGAAATAGTGTATTGTAGAAAGTATTTAGTTTACTTTAAAAACTTAACATCAAAAATTGTATGGGGCTTATCAAAGCAACATGTATATGAAAAATATCCAAATGCGCGAAGCGTATTTGAAATGGGAGTAAAAACATAATGGCAAAACGTGGATCAGGTGGTGCAGTCTGGCACCCTGGAAAAAACAATAAAAAGACTTCAATTGGCTTTGGTAATGTTAAAAAGTCATCGATGAATAAAGTTAAGAAAGCTTCATTTAAAGCATATAGAGGACAAGGATAA